TATCCCGCTAAGGAGCTTGGAGGGGAAACTACTACCAGTTCCAATGTATACTTCGAAGGGGAGAAAGTAGAGTATTATCCAGTTGTTGAGAATATTATATTATCTTCAGTGGAAGGTTCGCCCATTCCGCCGAACACAACATGTCTCCCAGGCGATCGAGTATTGTTACCCAAGGTTAACACGTCAGTGCATATCAATGGGAAACTTTTCGCAGTAACTGGGGATGAGACTGCGTTGGTGTTTGCACCAGGCACCCCGAGACCCTTGACAGGTCCATTCAAGTATCCTACAATAGTAATTGGTTAACACACTTAGAGTTTTATGGCAAAAGCAAAGGTTGGTTTGGTAAAGTCGAACTACACCGAGGGTGCTCCAAAGAAGACCCGTCAAGGTCGTTCGAAGAACACTCATCTGGGTGCGAGTTCTCGTAATGGTCGTAAGAAGCGTTATCGTGGGCAGGGTCGTTGAGGATCGAAAGCGCCGAGCGTATCTCCGAAACTAAATAACTAGAAGAGATAGCAACCTCTCTAAAAGTTCTGGAAACAGACTTTAGAGAGGTTTTTTCAATGGGACTATTTCCAGTAGACAAAGGTGAAGAGTTTATCGAAGAAGGCATGACATTGATAACCGAAACAGACAGTGATCGCCTTCTAGATGCCGCTGCAAAGCGTCGTAGATCTAAGATGAAGGAAGAACTATATCCACTTCCCGAAGACCGCCTAGAACGCCCTTGTGGAGGGGCGGGCGGATTTGACGATTTTGTTGAGCGTTGGCACGAGTGAATAAATAGAAACAGCCTACTGCTGTGTCTCAATGCCTGAAATTCAGACATTCAAAGATTTGAGTGTTACTTTTAAGAAGCATCCTGTCACTGATGATTTAATCGCAGTGAAAGATAATGCAGCTATTGTACAATCTATTTCAAATTTGCTTCTTACTAGAAGGGGCGAGAGACCTTTTCAATCGGATCTTGGTTCTGATCTTGCAAAAACTTTGTTTGAACCTTTAGATTATGCTTCTTCTGGTATCGTTAGATCAGAAGTTGTCAGAGTTTTGAAAAGATACGAACCAAGAATTACTATTGATAGCATCTCATGTGTGCCTCAATATATGGATAATGGGTATCAAGTTGAACTTTCATACACGATTGTTGGTAGAGAAGACGCACCAGTAACTGTAGAATTCTTCTTAGAGCGTACACGATAATGCCTTATACTCAAGTTTCTAACTTAGACTTTGAAGATATCAAAGCTGCTCTAAAAGATTATCTTAGGGCACAGTCGGACTTTACTGATTATGACTTCGAGGGATCAGTATTATCGACCCTGATCGACACACTCGCCTATAACACCTATTATACGGCGTTCAACACCAACATGGTAGTCAATGAACTATTCATTGATTCAGCGACCTTGAGGGACAACGTAGTAGCGTTAGCGAAGCAATTAGGATACAGACCGAAGAGTATCACTTCGCCAACAGCATATGTCTCATTTACTGTCACTTATGCAAATCCAACGACTGATACAGAACTTCTTTTGAAGGGTGGGACTGGATTTATTGCAAATTATGACAACACAATTTATCAATACATAACTGAAACTGATGTAAAAGCACAGGTTTCTAATCAAAAGGCAATTTTTACTGATGTTCCATTGAGAGAGGGAACACGACTAATCAATACATTTACAGTCAATACATCGTTAACAACTCAGAAGTTTGTACTTGACAACAATAATATTGATACTAATACAATTTTAGTTAGAGTTTTCCCAACAGGTGGTTCATTTAGCGAACAATATCTATTAGCAGAAAATATCGTTGGTATCGATAGCACTTCAAAAGTGTTCTTCTTGGAAGAAATCGAAGATCAAAGATATGAATTAATTTTTGGAGATGGCGTCTTAGGGAAAAAATTAGATAATGGATCGAGAATTGAAGTTACATATCTTACAACTTCAGGACCAGTTTCAAATGGAGTAAAGTCTTTCGTTTTCTCTGGAGTTCTTGAAAATACATCAGGTGTTTCTCCAAATGCTGCAGCAGTTACTATCAATTCAGTAACTCCATCTTCTGGCGGAGAAGCGTTAGAAACTACTAAGAATATTAAAAAGAATGCCACCAAGGCATATGGCACACAGGACCGCGCTGTGACCGCCCAGGACTACGAAGCAATCGTTCGTAGGGTATATCCTGCCACTAGCGACATTATCATCTTTGGAGGCGAAGAACAGGACCCTCCAGCGTATGGTAAGGTATTCATCGTATTGAAACCAACCGATGCTGCTTATTTGACATCTCTAACAAAATCTCTAGTGATTGAAGAGTTAGAAAAATATGTCGTTGCATCGGTTGAACCAGTTATTGTTGACCCATCTATTTTGTATGTTGAGTTAACAAGTAAGATTTATTACAACAGAAACACAACTAGCGACACTCCATCTCAAATTAGAGATAAAGTTATTGGAGCTGTTCAGAATTACTTGGACAATTCTGATACAGAAAAGTTCAATGGTAAGTTTAGATACAGCAAATTTATTGGTGTAATTGATGATGCAGACAAGTCAATTAACTCCAATTTAACATCAGTGACAATGAGAAAGGATTTCTATCCTCAACTCAACTCAACCTTCTATTATGAGATTTGTTACCAAAACGCTTTTGATGCCGATTGCGACGATCCAGTCCTTTCTACGACTGGATTTAGAGTGACTGAGTATCCAAATTTCGATGTCTATCTCGAAGATAGGGATGGCAAAATTGTCCTATATAGACTAGATAGCGTAACTGGTGAAAAGGTTGTTCTTGACAGCGAAGTTGGCGATATTGATTATGTAAAAGGCGAACTTAGAATGTATAATTTAACTATCATCAAAGGTAGTTTCTTCGACAATCGCATCTCTGTTAGAGTAAAACCACTTTCTAATGATATCAAGGCACTCCGCGAGGTTTATCTTGACGTTGACGTTGCTAATTCCTCATTCACTGCATACAAAGAGTAAGTAAATGCCTGCTGTAAAGACTAAGAGAATTTCCACTCTGATCGAGACGCAGCTTCCTGAATTCATTGCTTCAGAATACGAACTGTTTAGTAAGTTTGTAGAGAAGTATTATGAAGCTCAGGAAGTTCAAGGTGGCACTTTGGACATTATTAATAATATCCAAAAATATTTGGATATTGATTATTACGAGAAGAGCATCTTAAAGCAGAATGATGTATTAGACGCAACAATCACCGATAGTGATACTACGATCGTATTGCAAGATGCAAGATCGTTTCCAGTCAAGAATGGTTATGTAAGAATTGATAACGAGATTATCTTCTATGCAACCAGAACTGACACAGAGTTAAGAGAGTGCTCTAGAGGCGTTAGTGGCAACACAACTCTAGGAGATCTTTATACCAGTAGCAATTTTGTCAGCACAGATGCAGCACCACACAATGCTGGACAAGTTGTATACAATGTAAGCAATCTTTTCCTCTATGCATTTGTCAAAAATTTCGAAAATCAGTATCTAGGATCTTTCCCAGAGAAATATCTCAAAGGGGATGTTGACAAGAGAACTCTGATTAAGAACATTCAGAAGTTTTATAAGGCAAAGGGAACTTCTAGTTCGATCAAATTTATTTTCAATTCTATCGTTGCAGAAGATGTAAACGATAAACCAGAAGTTTACAAACCCAGAGATTTCACATATAAATCATCCAATGCAGATTGGATTAATGTATATGCACTTAAGTGCAAACTAGTTTCTGGAAATGTTAATGATTTAATTGGCAGACAAGTAGTTCAGACTGAGACATCTGAGTATGGATATGCTTCTGCAACGGTAGATAATGTTTCTTCAGATGGAACAAGAGACGGAGAACAAATTGTTAATTTAGTTCTTGCACCAGAAACTGTAAATGGTGAGTTTTTTGTTTCTACAAAAACTAAACTAGAAAAAACATTATCAGGAACTGCCACTACTGGCAACAGAATTGATGTTTTCTCAACTTTGGGTTGGGACAAAAAAGGTTCTGTTTTGATTGGCAATGAGACAATTGCTTTCGAAGAGAAAACAGCAACTCAATTTATCATTAAGAATAGACAACCATCAGGTGCTGTCGTTCATGCGTCGGGAACTTCTGTATACAAACCAGTAACAATTTCTGGATCTGGAGTTACTCTCATTATTCTGGGTGTTGTATATAACCTTACACCAGAAGATGCTCAACCATATTCTAGTGTTGGTGATAGAATTCAAGTTTCTGCACCTGGATTTGTAACTGCAGATCCAAAAATCGTTCTTAGTGGAACTAACCAAACTCGTTGGTTACTAAGCACTGGAGCAGCAGTAAATGTTCCAACTTTGCCATCTGTAGCATCATCTTTGAATGAAGTGCCCACAGATGTTACTTCTATTCACGAAGATGACCAATATTACTATATCACATCATCTAGTTTTCCATCACATAAGATTTTAGACGGATCTACTGTTAATCAGCAAGTTTTAGATCAAAAAATCCTGCGCTTAATTAGAAAGAGAGCAACAACATCTACTGAAAGATATCAAACACCTAAAGCAGATACTGGCATTCTTCTCAATGGTGTTCGCACTTATAGTTACAGGGATACCGACAGCGTAAGATTTGGTAGACTAGAAGAAATTAAAGTTGATACTCAAGGTAGAGGTTATGTAAAACCTCCATTTGTTTTAGTCGATGAAGTTCCGAACAAGGCAAGAGCAGTTCTCGCGGGTCAGGTAGTTGAAAGCATCATTGTAGATACTACCGATATCTTTCCACAAACTCCAGAGATTACTGTTACTTCTGGCAGAAGAGCGGAAGTTCGTGCTATTGTAACTGGAGGAAAAGTTACAAGTTTAATCATCGACAATCCTGGTGAATATTATTCATCTCCACCAATCGTAAGAATTAGGGATAATGCTGGCAGAGGAAGATTTGCTAACTACGAGGCAATTGTTGACGGTGATGGAAAAATCACAGGATTTGAAAAAATTGATGAAGGTAATTTCTACAACCAACAAACTGTAATTGTAGACATTATTCCTGCTGGGGAAGGTGCTACTGGTATTCCTCTTCTCAAAGAATGGAATTTTAATAGATTTGAAAAATTAAAGAATGACCTTGATACCGAAAACGGTTACATTTTCGAAAATTATAACAATGCATTGGAATATGGATATGGTTATGTTGCCAATCCAAAAGCTTTGCGTGTTGCTCTAAACGACAACTTGAATATTGCTGGAACAGAACCAGCAAATAAAGTTCACTCTCCCATTATTGGTTTTGCGTATGACGGCAATCCAATTTATGGACCTTTTGCACATCAAAACCCATTAGATCCGCAATCTCCTATTGTTAGAATGACCTCTGGTTATTCTATTAAGAATTCTCGTTCTGGTGGTCCTTCTGTCAATAAGTACGCTCTTGGAACTTTTGTTGATGACTATGCATATATTCATCGTAGCGGATCTTTAGACGAAAACAACGGAAGATTTTGCATTACTCCAGAATTTCCAAATGGAGTTTATGCTTATTTTCTTACTATCGACAGTAATCAAACACCCCAGTTCCCTTATATTGTAGGTGCTAATTTCTATTCTCTTCCAGTAGATAGTAACTATAATTCCGATATTAATCAGAATGACATTCCAAAGAATGCAAAAAGATACTATGTTCCTGGTATTTCTAGGAATGGAGAAGGTTTAATTGCTACTATTTCCGATGTTTCATCTGGCACTATTGATAACATCGATGCTGTTAGATCGTCTTCTAACTTCTCTGTAAATTCAAAAGTATATTTTAACAACCAAGGAACAGAAGGTTCCGAGGTAGAGGCAAATGTTGCTTCTGTTAAAGGTAAGTCTGTCAATTATCTACAAAGCAAAGAGACAAAGGTAGTAAAACTTACAACAATTCAAACAGCATTCTTATTTGCTGATGATACACTAAGACAACCATCTTCTGGAGCATCTGGTAAGATTGTTGGAACGGTAGCAAGTGATAATGTAATTGTTCTTAAGGAAGTTGTTGGAACTTTTGATAATACAGGAACATTCTCTGCTGACATTAAAACATTCTCGGTTTTAGTAGATCAGAACAGTTCATACACTGAAGGTGCTATATTAAGTCTAACAGATGGTGTAAACACACCAATTGCTACAGCAGAAGTATTAGAAAGCACAAATCGACAAAATGTTGTTAAAATTAAAGTTCTTACAGGAACTTGGATTGTAGATGAGGATTACTTTATTCAGTCTAGCAACTTATTCAACACCATTGGATCCAGAATTGTAACGCTAACTTCGCTTAGCGATAATTTAGAACCATTCGAAGTCAATCAGAGTGTTGCTTTGATTGAAACTGATGTTGCACATGGTCTTGGTATTGGTGACAAAGTAACTATTGATGTCAATCCAGACGATGCAACAAAGACAAAGACATATTATTTGAGAAAGAGACTATATCAAGAAGCAACTCTTATTGCTCCAAAAATCAATACCACTATTAATGATACTGGTATTGGTAGATTCCAGATATTGAATGGCGGCGCAGATTACACTCCTGGAACATACAATAATGTTCCTTTGACAGGAGGAACTGGATCTGGTGCAACAGCAAGCATTGTTGTTTCTGATGCTGGTGTTGTTTCTAGTGTTCAAATTCAAACGAAAGGATCTGGATATAGAAAAGCAGATTATCTTGAGGTTGATGATGAAAGTCTAGTAAGATCGGGTGCTTCTTTAAGCACGATGCGTCTTGTTATCTACGTTGATCATGTTGGTTTTGCTGCAGGGTCTACTCAACTAATTGTTGATGATGCAACTAAGTATGCAGAAGGAGATCTTATTTCTATCGGTAATGAGATTTTAGAGATTTCTTCAATTTCTGGCAATACTCTTACTGTATTGACCGCTAGGGAAGGAACTACAGCAATTGATCACTATGATGGACAATCAGTATCTTTGTATCAACCAAGATACAACTTCGATCCAAACTTCCAAATTTTTGCTGGTGCTAATTCTGGATATGTCCAATCATATGATAGAGAAACTCAAAAAATTGTAATTGTTTATGATTATGCTACGCAGACAGCAAATGCAAATGAAGTAACTCTAAGTTCCAGTTTCTTTGATAGCAGCACTCCTTCCAGACTTGTTGCTGTGAGATCTGCTGGCGCTTTGAATTATAAGTTTGAATTCTCGGAAGATAACGTATCATTTATTCCAAATCCAAATATTGACATCCAAGAGTTCTACAAGTATGTTTTTGATACTTCACACTCTTCTTTGACTGGAACATACTTTGATATGTCCCCAAGCAGAAGTTTCAACCTAGAAACTGTAGAGAAAACAGCATCTACCATTCTTCCTGGCAATGCAGGATCATTTACTGATGTTAAGTTTGGTTTTGGTGCAAGACTTGCTGGAAACACATATCAAACAAAAACTGGCACAAACTTTACTAATTTCTATTACTTTGATAGAAAGGGCATTGTTCAAGCAGATGGTGCTTCTCTCAAGATCACCACAGATCCACTACAAGGAGTAAAAACTCTCAATTATGTTACCCCAACTCGTTTTGTTTACGATATTAATAGCGAGCCTCTTTGGGATGGTTCTGGATCCATTTCTTATACTACTACTGGTCAGTTCGCTATTGGCGAAATTAATTCATTCGCAATCACAAATCTAGGATTAAATTACAAAAAAGTTCCAGCAATTAGTGGTGTAGATCCAAATGAGAACTTCAGAGCTTCTGCTACTGTTTTATTTGATATTCCTACCAGCACTATTGTTGGTATTAGAATTGACGAGAAAGGATCAAATTATGTAAATCCAAAAGTTATTATTACCAATGGTGATGGTGTTGATGCGAAGTTTAAAATTGTTGTAAGAAATGGGGAGATTTTCTCCATTACTATTGATAATCCTGGTGTTGGATATACCTTTGCTCCAGAAGTTGCTATTGTCGAAAGTGATGTTGAAGCATTTGCAGAAAGTCAAACTGTTGGTATTCCGAGAAGTATTTCTATTGTTAACAATGGAGGTGCATTCCATAGAGATAGAACAGTAGCATCGACATTTAATACCAAATCAGTTTTATCACTTTCCAACTTCAATGGAGATTTTAGTAAAGGTGAAATTGTAGTTCAGAGAATTGGATCTACTGAAGTCGCTCGTGCTAGAGTATCTGAATGGAGATTTGGTTCGAACTTATTGAAGGTGGAGGATGTAGAAGGTATCTTCAGAGAAAATCAAACTGTCCAGTCTCTAAATTCTCCAGTATCTGCGACAATCAAAGCAATTTTTGTAAGCACATTTGCAGAACAAATCACTGGTTTCTATGACAACATTGGATATTTCAAGTCCGACAGAGGAAAACTTGGAGTATCAAATCAGAAGATCTTGGATAGTTTCTTCTATCAAGACTACTCATATGTTGTAAAATCCAAGACACCCATTGATCAATGGCGTGAATTAATTAAGTCCACAACTCACCCCGCTGGATTTAAACTATTTGGTCAAGTTGATGTTGAGGCGACGGCACCAGTTGAGATGCCAGCAGAAACACCAAAAGCATCTCATTTCTCAATTATTCAACTTTGGGATCCTGCAAAAAATAAAATTACCGTAGAGAACACTACTAGAACTGTTACGCAGATTGTTCAAAAGGTAGAAAATCAAAGAATTCGTAGAGGATTTGGTTCTGCTGCTACTAGTGAGTTCTTGTTCAATGAAATGCGTGCGTTTGAAGTATCACTTGATGCTCCTTTCGATGGATACTATGATACCGATGGCAGATTGCAGGGAACAACATCATTCCAGATTTTAAATGACAGCGGAGTTCCATTTAGTCCATATAGTGACAAAAATCTAGTAATTAGTCTAGATGGTGTACTACAAGAACCAGGAGTTGCTTTCACTGTATCTGGTGATCGTATCATCTTCAGTCAACCACCTCTTGGACCATATCAGAAACAAACTGGTGAAGGACAGTCTGATATTACATATTATAATGGTGTTACTTTCTATGGAAAGTATGTTGCATTTAAAGATAATCAGTATAATGCAAGATACTTCAAGAAAATTAGAAACATTTTCCAACGTAATGGTAGGTGGTTAGATGCTGCTAATCAGGTTGAGAGAAATCGTCAATTCATTGTCGAAGAAACTATCGGATATGCAAAAGCAACATATCCATCTTTAGATTGGAGCACAAAGCAAGATGATTACGAAGTAAACATCGGTTCTATTCTCGATGCATATGAGCACGATCTTAGATTTGGTGGAAACATTAAAACTGTAGACTACACTTCCATCTTCAACACAGATAGCGATTATCTATACATTCAAAACAATAGATCTCAATCTACTGGTATCTTTAAGTATGCAGCAAGACTAGCAAAACTTGCCATTAGAAACTGGGATTACACAGACAGCAGTGTAATATACATTCAAGGTTCTAGAACTATGAATGTCACTGATACTGAGAACCTCGCTATTGGTATGTTTGTAAGTTCTGGCAGAGCATTCCCATCTGGAACTTACATTGTTTCTATTGACAGTGCAACACAAGTCACTTTAAATAACAGTGCATTATCAAACTCTTCAGGTGGCGGCGGAGCTCCAGCAGGAACCACTTTGTTGAGTGGAACAGCAACTGGAGGATCCTTTGCTACCAACACAGGTGCAGTTGCTCCTGGAAACACATTTAGTGTTCCACCTGGCGTTACAGTTTCTGCACCAATATCCTTCTCTGGAACTGATCAGGCAACATTCTCATGGAGTGGCATTAACAATGGCACTTTCTATGATGCCGCCAATCTAATCGAAGCGAACAAAGCATATATTCAAGAAGAAACAATTGGATGGGCAGAAGCAACATATCCTGGTGTTGATTGGAATTCAAAAGCAACTAAGTGCCAAAGAGATCTTGGTTTCTTAGTGGATGCATATGTCTATCATCTCCGTTTCGGTGGAAATGAAAAAGTTGTTGAGTTTGGACAACTATACTATGTAAAAGCAAAATATCCAGCATCAGAAAACTTACTTTTCATCAATAATGAACTAACTGAAAGTCTCGCTGCATTTGAGTATGCAAAAGACTTGATGATCCAAGCAATGAGAAATACTCTTGGTACTGGAACTTACACCGCCATTGCTCCAGTTGTTGATAATAACATTTTGGTTGATAGTCAAAGTCCTTATTGTGCTGAAGTAGAAGGTGCTCTCGATACTTATAATAGTATTGTTGACACCATTCTATCTGAGGGTAAGGGTCTAGTTAGTAAAACAAACCAAAATCCAAATAAAGCAGGTAACTGGTCACAGACACTAACTTATTCAAATTATAACATCATTGGTGATCCTCTACTTCTAGCACAAGAGTGCAATGATGTAATTTCTTCTGTTGATTCGTTGACTTCAAACGTTGATGATATTCTACAGCAAGAGGCAGTTACAAGAACACTCCCAGATTATATTGATGGTGAAACTAAAGAATTTGAGTTGTATTGGGAAGATGGTTCCGAAGTAATTGTTGAAGAAGATGAAGATCTATTCTTGACAATTAATGCTGTATTGCAAAGACCAAAGTATACAGAAAACTTCCCACTATTTGATGCATACTTTATTGACAGAACTGTAATTCCTAATATCATCAAATTTGATGTTGCTCCTATTTGGGATCAAGATTTTAGTGCAAAGAGCATTGGTGAACCAACCGCCGTCGAAAAGATTGTTGGCGTTGGCGTTGGAAACTATAAGAGATTAACAATTGATTATAATCTTGTAGATGGTGTAAGAAATGGACCATTCCTAATTCTTGATGTTGAAGATAGCACAGTTCAGAACATCGAATCGGAAGATAATCTTTATGTGTTCTTAGATGGTGTTCTTCAAAGAAAAGGATACTCTTATACTATTGCTGGTCCAAACATTTACTTTAATGTTCCAATTCAAAGTGAGATGAAGATTGACATGAGATATCTCTATGGAAGAGATGTTGGTCAAATCCTCAATATCTATGATTTTGCTCCAGATACTTATTATTCCAGAGGAAGATTACAAATTTTTGGTTTAACATCCACTATTATCAATGAGTTTGGATCTTATAGTTGGATGGGAGATAAAATTGGATCTCCAATTCATTTATGGCAACAAAGAGGAGACGGAACGTATAATGTTATTGGCGAAGTTTATAATTTCTTCAATAATTCAGGAACGATCGAATTTGATGTTAAATCTCAAAATGGATATATTGAAAATGGATTAGATTTTGTATTTGCAGTTAAAGGTCGATACGATATTCAATACAGTATTAATGATAGTGATATTACATCATCTGTATTATCACTCAACATAGATGATGTAGGAAGAAAGATTCTGAAAGATGATAGTGCTCTATGGAAAGGAACAGTTATTGGCAAATCTTATAGAAATCCATTTGTATATCTTGCAAATGGTGATAAAATTCGTGTAGAGGGAGAAGATAAATTTAGATCTATCAAACAACTCCCATCAACTGTAACAAGTAAAGATGGAAGAAATGATAATCCACTTTCAGGTGATAATTATGCAGCAGTATCTATTGAAACATACACTGGAGTAACGAGAGGAGAAGGTCTTTCTGTTGTTGCCATCATGGAAAAAGATGGTAATGGAAATCTCACTGGAAAAATTGAAAGATTGGAGTGGAACCAGCGTAGTTATGATCCACTAACACAACCTACTGCATATCAATACCAAACACCACCAGTTATTAAGTTTATTCCAAACACTGGAAAGGGTGGTGGTGCTAGAGCAAATGTTCTGGTAAGCAAAGGTCAGGTAATCAGTGTTGACTTGATTGATGGTGGTTCTGAATATGAGGAAGCACCATTAGTAGTTGTTTCTAGAAGATACGAAATTCTCACGGAAAGAGACATTGGTGTATCACTTGTTAATGTTGCTATTAGTCCATATGTTGAAACTGCTGGTGTAATTATATCTTCAACTATTGATATTGTCAGTTTCCCACCACCACTAGGATTTGCAACATCTGCTATTATTGCAGATAGTCCCAAACAAGTAGATTGGGAACTGGAAGAAGAAATTGAGTTGGAAGAGAAAGTTGGAACAAACCTTTCCGCTGGTATAACTGGACCATTCATAAGATATACTGCTCCACTGATTACTACAGTGGAAAAAATCGATGTATTTAAGGATGTTTCCGAATATATTTCCGTAGTTGCCACTTCACTTGCAGATATTACATCAACTTCTATTATATCTGTTAATAGACAGATTACTACATCTTTCCAAAATATTATTCTTAATGACGCTATTGATAATATTAACTTCTTTGAAGTTGGTGCTTATCTACAAATTGATCTTGATGCTAGTGAAAATATTATATACATTGCAGACACTAGCAAATTTAAGACTTCTGGATATTTGTTGATTGGCGACGAAGTAGTTTACTACTATCGTAAGATTGGTGATCGTTTCCTTAAAGTACAAAGAGGAAGACAAAATACAACTCCACAAAATTGGGTTGCTGGAACTTTCTTACGTCAAATTCCAGATCCTATATCAATAGTTTCTGGTGGTGTGGTAACTATTCAAAGTGAAAGTGATGTCACTTTGGTGACTGCATCTACCTCTGCAGGTGGATTTGAAAGAAGGACGCAGCGACAGATCTCTGCTCCAGCAGAATTTTCTATTGCTAGAAAACAAGTAGAAATTGTTGTTAAACCACCTGAAACTGGATTTATTGATAGATATGTTGAAGAAGTATTCTTCACTGATGAAGTTATTTTGAGAGATGGATCTACAATTCAACTAGTATCCAAAGATGTCATACAAAGAAATGGAAACGTAGTTCTCATCAATAACTTTACGTTTGTTGTTGGACAAGTTGATTACCGAGGAGATTATGTCTTAGGAAAACTTGGACCTTCTATTGGTAACTTTGGTGATGTATTCACTGATAGTGGATATATGAGTGTTTCTGGAATTGCAATTGGTGATATGGAAATCTATTATCCTTCACTAACAATTGGAGATTTCTCCGAAAGATATAGTTCCAGTTACATGAAATCTGGTAGATACTTTAATATGGTTCGTCCATCTATCAATAATCCAGTTACTCATAGCGCATTCACTGGAACCATACCATTTATTCTAAACGTCAACAATACAGATTACTTCCCAAATAGTGGTCATCTCTTTACTGCACAAGGAACTGTCATTTCTTACACTAGTAAGTCAAATACAACTTTCAACAATTGCACAGTCATATCTGGACCAAATACCATCTCAAGTGGTAATGAAGTAATACCATTTGCAATTAACTAAATAACCACATAAATATAAATAACTCAGGCACAAACTACAACGTCGGACAAAGAAACCCATGGCTGCTATTATTTCTGATAAGTTTCGTATTTTTAACGCGAAGCAATTCCTAGAATCTCTCACTGAGGGCGCGACTGACACTAGTGCAGAGCGTTCACGAATGTATTTCTTCGTGGGGCGTCCACAACCATGGAGAGCATACCTAGAAGTCTATTCTAAGAATGCTACTGCTTTTACGGTTGGCGATGAGGTATATGTAGGAACGTACGGTTCCACCGCCTTCCGTGCCACCATTGCTGCTGTTTATGATAGTGCCCTTCTTCTGACCGACGTTTTTGGCAGCAATGGTGTTAACTCTGCTCCTGCGTTAGGATCTGATCTCAAGTGCCGCACAGGTGGTGCAGGTGGATCCGACACTGGTGCTACCGCTAAGTCTGGTGTTTATCGTTATGCAACTGAGGATATTCCACCTCTTCCAATTGATAACCAGAGAGAAAAGATTGCTCTGTATGACGAAATCATCGCTGCAAAGCGTATTACCGATGCCTTTGCAAGAACAGTTATCCGTCGTTACAACTGGGATCTAGTTGCCAATCCTAAGTTCGACATGTGGAAACCAGACTATGCAGATACTCCTGGTGGTGGTGGTCAGATTGGTAAGCAAGCTGCAACTGGTGCTGCTTCCATCGCTG